TTATCGGCAGTCGAATCATCAGCGAAGGATTCACTCTTAAAGATATAAGACAAGAGTTTATCTTAACTCCTCATTGGGAACCCGACATTTTCTTATCTGTATCGTATTTTGTATTAAAATGATTTAAGGATAAGAAAATTATAATAAAAAGAAAACATGTCAAACATTCAACAAATAACACAAGAAAATCAACAATTGAAACAGCGAAATGATCAATTGGCACAACAAAATGGTCAATTAAATCAACGAATTAATCAATTAACCCAACAATTGGCCGATGCCAACCGAAACATTCAAACTAAAGAGTCTAATAATAAAAGTTTAGAAAAAGATCTTTTAACTTATAAAGCAGAGATTGGAAGAATGAGTCAAGTAAATTTACATCTCTCTCAAAAAGCAACAACACCGACTTGTTCCAGATGTCGAATGTAATTTTTTTATGTTAGAATTTTGTATCTTTTAAAAAGATAAAAAATTATTTGGCGCCGGCCGCTTGCAGGTCACTGCGTTCCTCGCGGCTAAATTCCCAATTGCTTGTTTAATTCTCTGATTGCTTCTATTTGACATTCTTGATTGTAAATATCATTAGCGATTTGTTTATTAAACCGAGTTGTGGCTTCAATCATTACATCTAATTGCTTTAACTTTTTTTCATTTTCTTCAATCATTTTATCTTTCTCTATAATTAAGATTTGATTTTGTTTAGATATTTCACCTGCCATGTCATCCAATTCTTTTTGAAGATCTTGTGGCAAATTATCAAAAATATAAATACAATCTGAATCGTTACCATTTTTAACAAAATGATCCAATAAGGCGCCTAAGGCGCTGCGGCGCTCTGCGCCCTCTTGATGCGTAAAATTTTGATAATTATTTAAGATATGCATCGTCTCCTCTTGGCGTAACAAAGTCATTGTTTTTAATTATAAATTATTTTTATTTTAAAGATTTGAATTACTCTTTAAAATGGATAAATTCGATTGGGAATCTGATGCCCGCGAAGCGGGCGGCCCGAAGGGTATCAAGATCGTAATTCTTGAAAAATATAACCAAAAAGTTAGCACACATCAAATTTATTACTTTTGCCATAAAACATCTTTTGATCCTACCAATTTACAAAATTATTCTTTGGAACAACTTTACGATTTCTGTATTTCACCTCGATCAGCATTTAGATTTTTTATTATAGCTGCAATTATCAATGTTTTGTCCATAGATTCTGAAGACGCGCAAAAATATTTGAAAGAGTTTGAACAAAAATATTTAAGCGTGATTCGTTCAATTGATATTGCCAAATCAATAAATCTAGATGATCAACCAAAAGAAGTTCAAAGTGTCAAACAACTTGTAACTTCCCATTTTTTGAATTTATTGGACGTTGTAAATAATGTAGAAGAACTTTATGAAGGATTACAAAAAAATTTGAAAGGAATAAATATAGGTCGAAAAATTCCCATATGTGCATCGATCTTGAGATTACAGAATCGAAATGAGTTAGCTGACATGTTAATTGATTATTTTGAATCTAAAAAATTACCTCCATGGCAACAATTTCAACAAGAAAGTAAATGGAAAAAAGAATTAATTGACGAAATTTACCCCGTTATTAATAAACGAATTGAAAACAATAGTTCATATGCTGATGTTCGAATACACGGCGCTATGAACAGAATTGTAGATTATTTACGAATGTTTGAAAATTATGTTCACGAATGTCAAAAACCAACAACACATAACGTTTTGCAATGGTTCTTTGGCACATGTACAATTGAAGGATTAGTTGACGCTTTTGTATATATTGGTGAAAACTATATAGAGCCTTTGAATCATCTTGTGAGGTCTAAAATTTCACTACATCATGCTTCTGATTTTGTTAAAGTGATGGTTCCTTTCTTCAGAGATTATATTCCTCATTATTTTATGTGTAAAAGTAATTTGTCTTTATTGAAAGGTCCAAATATTTTAATGAAAATTAAAGACAAACGTAAACGACCTGTAGAGACTCGTCGTAATTTCTTTGACAGCGAAATTACTTCTTTACTTGAAGCAGTTGATAATGATCCAAAATGGAAAACAATATTTTTAATTCTTCATGAAGTTGGTTTGAGAGCTGGTGCGATTGGAACGATGAAAATAAAGACAGTTGTTACTCCAAATGGTATATTTTTTGATGAAATCAATCATATTGAAAAACAACAAAAACAACGCACGTTTATTGTAAGTTCAAAATTAAAACAAGCGTTTAAAGATTATTGCGAATTCAAAAAAATTAATTACGTTAAAGATCAAGAAGAATATTTGTTCAAAAATGAAAAAAATAATAATCGATTGAGCAAAGCCGCAATATGTGTCAAGTTACACGATGTTGCCGATAAATGCGGAATTAAAGGCATGCATGTTCATCCTCACGCGTTTAGACACACAATTGTGAATAATTTGATGACATGTGGTAATAAATTAGAAAATGTTTCAAGATTTATAGGACATTCAAGTGTGAGCACAACTGAAACTTATTATTGGACAACAGAATTAAGAAATATTGTACCAACAATGAATATTCCGTGGTTAGTGACTGCAAAAAAGAAAATTGCATATCCAGAAGATTTGTCATCAGACGAGTCAGACTTTGAAGAAAATATTGAAACATCGACTATATCATCTTCAATAGATCGTGAAGATTTGATGCAAATTGCTATTGGATTATTATCAGCAATGCAAAGTGTTTTGACAATTGAACAAAAACAAACATTAAAAGATAGAATACCAAATATTGAGCAGATGTTTGCGTTAATTTGCGAACACAGTATTGCATCGTCAACTTCGTAATTTATAACACAACGTGTTATAAATGTTTTGCTTTACAATACAAATATCCTAAAAGAAGTGTAAATTATGATGACCTGACAACTTACAATAAATATATTCCATTGGATTAAGTCTCAAATAAAAAGGGCTGCACCAAAATCCATTTTCTGGTTCTTTAATAGTTGTTGGCTCTAAAGCACATTGCATTTTAAGTTTTTGAACGTAAAATAGACGTTCATCTGTAGAATGAAATCTTTTCTTTCTCAATTCATCTCGATGGACTTGACTTATTTCGTTTGTCAAAATCATGACAGATAAAAAGCTAAGTTGCCGAGCTAAATCAAATTGCATATCCAAATCAGATTGTTGAGCTATTGCTTTTTCAGCCCAATCATACATTCGGACAATTTCCCATATTCGTGCTGGAAATCTATTGGAATAAGGTTCTCCTTTGTTCCATTCATTTGTATCGAAAGGAGCTATGATTTTATTTTCCCATGGTGCTTCTTCATTAATTGTGCGCAGTCGAATATTTATTTCCATAGCTATTTTCTTTAATTCATCTTTTGGTTTACTTTTTAATTTGTAAGCACTGTTGAATTTTAAAATTTGAGTGTTGAGGTTGAAAACTTTGTCAAAGTATTCTTTACCAACTATGTTGATAACATATAATTCAAAGTCATTAGGTTGATTGTTGTATAGTTGCTGTTTATTTTCTTCATGAGATGGATCATCTTTTCTAAGCTTTCCTTCCGGTCCATAAAATAATAATCCAACAGGAAATCTATACCAATATCTAACAAAATCTTCTTGTCCAGTGTTTGGATTTTTTCTATAACTATCAACCGGTCGATCTCCAATTGTTTTCCATAACTTGTCAGCATAAATTAAAAACATTGTCTGTTCTTGGATTTCTACTATTTTGACCCAATCAATTTCTTTGTGTTGTAAGATATCCTCTGATTGTTGAGAAAGTAGTTCAAAATAATTTTTATAAAAATCAACAATTGTATTAGAAGGAATCATGTGATGGATTGAAAATTTGTCTGGTTTTGGTTCTTTATTTCCACCTTCTAATTTTTGAACAAAGTCCTTCGACAGTCTAAGATATGCAAATTCTCTATTTTTTAATCTACTATTGTGAACAAATGATCTCAATTTAAATTGTTTTAAAGATTTAATTACTTCATCCCTATTTATTGGTTCGAAATGACAATGATCAACGATTTTGATGTTTGTAATTTTTTCTTTTCCTATTTTATTTTTAACATCTTCAAAAATAGCGAAGAACACGTTGAATGATAAAGGCGTTTGATCCTGTTCAATAATTTCACTTTGGTAAAAGTGAATTCGTTGAGTGAAACGTGAATTGAATTCATCAACACTATATCCTGGAACGAGTCTGAGTAGATCTTCTGTATCGAAAAAAAATTTTTCTACAAGTTTGTAATTATTAAATAATTCAACATTATTTTCATCTGTGTAGTATCGATACAGTGATACAAGTGATTCGGAAGCATCTTGATGTGAAGACGTAGATGGTGTTGGAACCGGCGTTATTACAGAAGGATTGAAAGTCAGTGAAAACTGAGCAAAAAGCCAAGCAATATCGTCCAATATTTCTTCTTTTGTGAGATCAGCTTTGCTAAAAGTTGCAAAGCATAAAATTAATAAAGGTAGTTTCATTTTTAATATGAATTTTAAACCTTTAAATTAATTAAAGATTAATAAATTGATAATAATAAATGGACGAATTAAATATTAATGAAATAAAAGATACAAAAGATTCTTCCAATTATGCAAATTCTGATTATACATATCTTAGCGAATTAGAATCTTTTCGTGACAGAGAAAATAGGTCTATTTTAAAAATATGTTCGGTATATCCCGAACAATTTTTATCAAAAAATATTGCTCACCCAGATGAAGTGAAGCATTTGACAATTATTTTGGACTTTAATAGTTCTGGTAATAGTTATACATATTATGCTTGGTATCGCAGAGGCAGTGACGATTTATGTTCTGATATTGTTAATTTTCAAAATCTTGAAACTTTAACAGCAAAGGATTTAAATTTATCAGAAGACTTATGGATTAAATTTGCAAATAATTCTAAAAATCTTAAAGAAATTCATTTTTCTTCATCCGATGCTGACGCTGATGGTTTTAAATTTTATGAAAAAGAAAAAGCTATTGAAGCTATATTTAAAATACCAACTTTAGAAAAGGTAAGTATAGAATATTTATGTTTTCCTTATTTACCACCAGGACCGAGTAATATTAACTATCTTGACTTATATGTAAATGGCGAAGATTCGAATCATATGGAAAAAGATGATCCATATTTTAAACAAATTAAAAGTTACTCAAATAATTTATTAACACACACTAATATCAAAACTTTAATTCTTGATATAGTATCAATATCGCCTTATGAGCTAAAAGATTTAAAGCTGGACAAAATGATTCAATTGGAAGAAGTCAATTTGAGAAGATGTTGTTATATTAGCGAAATACAAAAAATTTTGATGCTTCCAAATCTTAAAAAAATTCATTTTCATATACATACAGATAGAAAAGATCCTCTGATGAAAAAATTCAAAGAAAAAAATGTCATACGTTCAGATTTGAAATTTCCCAGTGTTGAAGAAATATATATTTATACTCCATATATGAGTATATATGAAGAAGATTTTAATTTTGACGAAACAAAGAAATATTTAGCAGATATATTCACACAACAATGTTTAAACCTAAAGAAGATTATGTTTAAAAATGAACAAATATTTTGAATTTAAAAATCTTTATTGATTGTTTCATTCTCTTTGTGTTAATTTTATCACATTCTAAATGTGTTAAAATTTTAAAATTACTCTTCAATATTGGATAACCCCATCCCTGTTTTCAATTGCATAAACAATTTTTGTTTCTCTAATTTTGTTATCTTCTTTTTCTTATTTTTATCTTTTTCTTTACCATCATCTTTCAAAAATGACGGTAATGTTGCATTTGCTTTTTCACGACTCAACCACGGTATATTCAATCTCGTACTCACTTCAGCTGCCGACTCTTTCAAATAATATTTTTCAGTCGTTAATGATGACGCATGCCCCAACATCTTAGATACCAGTTCCGGTTTATTGCCTTCCTCAAGCAAATTATGAGCAAACGTATGTCGTAACGAGTGTGCGTGAACATGCGGGCCCTCTACTCCAGCCCGTTTACCAATATTTTTGATTATCGTGTTAATGCGGTGAGTACTGATGCCGATATCCTCACCTCTACCCGGGAATAAATACGATCCCATACTTTTCCGACCTGTTTCAATCCATTTTTCAAGAAGCTCATTTACTCGTTTATTGATTACAAATGTGAACCATTTACCTCCTTTTTCAAGAGTTCTACCATTTTGCTTGACTATCATTTTGTTATTAACAAATGTGACGATATTCTCTAGTTTAATATTTGACACCCCACCAGCTCTTAGGCCAGTAGTGATCATGAGCATAAAAAGAATTTCATCTAGAAGATTTGCTTTTGAAGATTCAAACATTGCTTCTAATTCATCCACACTTAATCGATGGACGTCTGTTTCGAGTGTTTGAGTTTTGATTTTTGGAGTTGTTTTTTTCAATATTTTAAATTTTTCTAATAAATTTCCGTTTTCAAGAATATTGCAGATCAAAACTTCAAGGAATTGTAATTTTCGATTCAATTCGTAGTTTGGACGAATTATGTTTACAACCTCAATTAAGTCATCGAACGTAAACTGCGACATAATATTTTTATAATTTTTAGGTTCAATTTCTAGATGTTCAAATAATTGCAAAATAAATGCGATCCACGAAGACAATGAATCTTGTGATTTGTATTTACTTTTGTCTTTGCAATCTTGAAGGAGTTGGAGTAGTGCTTTTTTGTTAGGGCAGTTGTCGTTCGTCTGCTTAAATTTCCGTGGCAAATTAAATTCAATCGATGTTTTACTTATTTTTTTAGTAGATGGTATTGCAATTCGTTGTAAAAACGCTTGAGAAATTGTTGTTTCTTTCAATATTTTTTTTAAAGATGTAAGCGCAATTGATGCTGTATTTCGACCCCATTGATTAATATCAATAATTTGTTTCATTGTAGTTGAAAATTGTTCACTCAATTGATACGATGTGTTTGTTTCTTCAATAAATGGTTCAATTTCTGTATTGCCGTAGATTAGATAGAGGGTGTGTTTGAGAAGTGAAAATCCTAATTCTAGATGACCTTTTTGTGTTTTTAAGTTTTCGAAGTTGTAGACCTTGCGAAGTAAAGAAAATCCTTCCGATTCTTCAATATATAAGGGTTCAGCGGAACTCCTAGAACTCCATAAACTTTCAGTCCCATTATTAGTATTTTTAGTACCGTTCACCATTTATTCATTACAATTATTATTGTTAAATCATTTTATGACCTTTATCGGGTCCTAAAATTTATATTGAAAATTTAATTTTCAGGTAACATATCATATTTGACATCATTAATTTGATTCATCTCTTCTATCAATTCTGCTTCATCAACATCTTCTCCTAAATCGATATTGTTTCCGTCAAACAAAACTCCGCGTTTCTTCAAATTTTCCTTCACTCGTACGTACAGACTTTTTGAGCGCGCGAAGCGCGCCGGCACCGCTACGCGGTGCAATTCGGGTTGCATTTGAAATCGAGAAGGATTTGAAGACCTGGAAAAAGAACGGTTTGAGCTTTGATTCTGTTTTTCGTGTAAGCGTTTTGAGCTCTTATTGTATAATAAGCGGGATGATTTGGATCATTGCGTTTCAGGAGAACAAATCGTTCCTGTTTTGAAAATTGTTCAGGAAGAGGTGCTCTATCTTCAACAGCAATGCTTAATCGACGTTTTATATCTTTATTTTGCTGCTTAATTTCATTATTTTGATCTTTAACATCTTCCAAAGAAACACCGAGAGATCGAATATATGATTTCAATTCTTCTTGTTGCATTTCTTGTTTTAAAGACATATCTGACATTTTTTGCTCTAAATCTGTTATTTTATATTGAGCTTTTCGTTCATTGAAGTAAAGAGTGTATTCCACATAAAGCTTCATCAATTTTTCAAGATCAATGTAATATTGTCTGATGATATGACCATTTTTTGTTTTGAGTTGCATAATGGCCATTTTCATATCATCTGGTTTCATAATGAGAAACTTGGAATTTTGAACATTTGATGGTAGTGCTTGAATTTCAGTTTGAATAGATGGATAAAGTTCAATTTCTCTGTCGTTTTGAGTTAATTCTGTATAAGCAATTTCATTTCTTTTTATCATTTTAATAAAATTTTCTTTCTGTTTTCTGTAATCTCCTTCATATCCAAACCACTCTAGAACACGCTCCCCCAGGTGGAGGCACGTGTTTCCAACCATCACTTGCCAAAAATAATCGAACATTATCATGTTCAATTTGAACTCTGTTACTTCTACAAATTTGACAATATCCAAGACTGTTGGACTTGGATAGGCAAGAGCTTTCAAAACCATTAGATTTGCAGGTCCTTTGGGGTCAATTGTAATTCCCATAAAGGTATTTTCAATTTTTAATTCTTGTGACATTTTCATTTTTTAGAACTAACTTTTGTGACAAAAAATCAATTTATTGACACAATCAATCATTTTATGGTTCAATTTGTAATTGTAATAAATAATTATCAAGTTTTTATAATCAAAAATAAGTGGCAATTCAATTAATTCTAAGTATTTATAATGAGATTCAAATAATTTTAATCAAATATTCTTGATGATTAAAATTTAATATTGTACGAGTAGGAAGAAGTAAGAGACCATTGGAACTATGCCGAAACTTCGCAAGTAATAGCCAGAGGGTGGCGACTCGGAGCACATGATAACATGATCAAGAAGGGCTATCGCAACTTAAGTGTGAATATCTTCCAGCAAGTATCTGTTCCTTCTGCATCTTTTGACGTCCCATCTATAGATCTTCACATGTACGAGATATCAGAAAGAAAAGACGTTTTCATGAAAATCCTGGAAAGAGCGGTGAAGAAAGGAGCGTTCGACTGCGCTCTCAACGTGGCGCGCAATTACACCCGTGGCTACGACTACCAACGTGAATGTGACTACGCAGAGTGTCAATATATATGCGATGGCAACGTGATGGCTCCTTTAGACACCGAGACGTACAACCTCTACTACTCGATGAAAAGTAGAGTCAAAGAGGAACTCGCATCGCACTTCGCGCAGCACTCCTTCATATATCTCCGGGAACTGCGCGAGAGACTGTCATTCTTGGATGACTTTGAAATCATCTCAGCTTTGTGCACATTCGTGAACGACAACACGCAGTTCACTAACCAGCTGAACAAACCCGTGTACGCTCGTATCGCTCACGGCATCGTATACGTCACCACAGATATCACCGTCCAGAACTACAACCGTATGAGCGCGTATTACGCCCTCAACATGGTCATATCTTCTCAAGAAAACTTTAATAAAGTCTTAGATCGTATGTACGAAGACAAACTACCGGATATGATCGAATCCATGTTTCTACACTCCGATGAAAACACCATAGCCATTCTCAACACGCTTCCGTCTTATTTGCAGCGCATTGTACTCGAAGCGTGTTTGGAGGCACAACTACTAGGAAAGGATGATAACGTGGCAACTAGACAAACAATTTGTAATTACTTCAAAGGTAACCACGACACTGTTACAATAGAGGACGAAACCTACACCATTGTATGGCTTCACAAAATTGAGTTTGGAATTGTTTATGCGCAGTTGAACCCTGAGTCGGGGCGAATAGATTGGATCGATTGCATACACAAAGAGGAGACCTTTATGCAGCAAATCGTCCATCACATTGACACGTACAAAGACCTTCTTCTGACTTCGCCTATAGGGTATTACGGGTTGTACAATAGTCTTCTTGATGATTTTTGTCTGAGGGACATATCTACTGCCAAAGACGAAGCAACTAGAAAATTTGTAGACGCGGTCGATTTGCGCAAGATCACGGCGGGTAGGCGATGCGTAGATTTTGATTTGCCAACACTCGTGGATATAATTGCGAGGCGAATCAAAATGACACCTCCGAGCGAATATTTAGTGAATGTATCTATTGATGTATTAGTTGAAAAAGTTCGAAGCAAAAAGAAGTTCTTCAAAGAACAAGATCTTGAAAGCATTGAATCAATGAAGACATTCCTATACTGGAGCGAGCAGAGAAGAAATACCATATGTGATGCGATCAGATCGTGGCTAGAAGAACGAAACTTAGTGGAAATGAACACCGATTGCGGAACACAACGAAAACAACGCGCGAAAATAATAAGATAAAACTTTAACAAACGATTTCTATGAAGTGCATAATTTATGACTCCTTGGTCATAAATTAAGTTCTCGGATAATCAACAATTCATATTGCATTGTCTGCATAAAGGTCTCAAATGACTTAAATGAACATTTTGTTGTGCAAGCCTGCCTAACTCTGCTTTTAGCATAACATTGTCACTATTCAAAGTCCTCATGTTAGCGTCTTTCTGTCTCAAAAGCTGCTTGTTTTCGTTAAGTTCCCTTTCAAACTGAGTAATTCTCGATTTAAGTTGATTATTCTCATTTTCCAACTGAGTGTTGCGTTGTTCTAATTGTTGTATATTCGACATATCTATATATTAGATTTAGAATCTTTAAATAATTTAGACTTTTTATGTCACCAATATAAAATGACGACTTTCATTCGAGAACAACAAACTAAAGAAATTCTGAACAAGTATAGAGATATGTCAACTCAAGAGCTATTAGATTACTTAATGTCACATCATTACGACGGCGATTGTCAATACATATTCAGTCATTTACCCAAAGACTTACAAGACGATATTGATGCTTTAGCAGGAGAAACGGTCAAGATCAGGGACCGGCAGATTTCTGGCGTTAAGAAATTAACTGAGCACGTAGATCGACATATTGCTGATGTTCGAGAATTTAATAAACGCTTGAGAGCTGAAAATTACCAAATCGAATGTGAGATAGAGAACGTAAGGGAGATAAGGCGACAGCTAACACTTTGACAGCATAGCGCATAATTTATGACCCCTTGGTCATAAATTTAAACTGTCAATTGAGTGCTGCGTTGTTCGCCGAGAAGCTGTAAATGTTATTATTTTTTTCCCATTTATGTTTAGAATAGTCTTCTAAGAGCTTCATATCATTCTTATTCTCTCTTAACTCATGGTACATACTACTATTGACATCGTTCACAATCTGTTGAATGCTTGTCATAAAGTGATCAATATTTATCATTTTGTTCAATTTATAAAAAAATATGGCCCTTTCTCTTTCATATTCATCCATATCAATTTCTATTGACGACTCAAAACCACGAATACTATTTACCAACCTCGTTACATGTCCAACTAAACACATATGGCTTGAATCATTCATTTCTTCATTTAGTCTTTTCAACATTTCGTCTTTGTCTTTGTGAGAAAGTATAAATGCGTAAACGGATGCAAAAACATCAACTGCTTTAATATTTTCAATTACAGGTTCTTCCGCTTTCTCAATGTAATCGAGGAATACGTGTTCAAAAGGTCTTTCGTATTTGACTGGATAGTCGTTAGTCAGACATTTGATCGCCTTTATCATTGAAGATGTGAAGCAGTGAACATTCTGACGGTCTTGGTATACGTATGCAGGAAAGATAATCTTGTTCAGATCCGTGAAACGGAACTCTCGCTCAAAATACTCAATTGCACGGTAGTCGTTGGTAAGGTGCAACTCGCGGTAATAAGCCATCATATCGTTTCTCACATCGTCATATACAGATTTCAAGTAAGGTTCGTTTTTTAGCTCAGCCAATATATTTTTAAATAATCTAATACGCTCTCTATATGACAGGCTAGAACATTTGTCGTACTCGTTAAACAGATTTTTCACACGAATTTCAAAAGACTCCATTATTATCTTAATAAACTATCTTTAACTAAGTTCTTTCGAAGTGCAAATAACTCAATCACCTCACTTTTGGATATGACATCGTTTGACATATTGAGCTTAGCATTTGGCTCGAAATTCATAAATTCGTCCATATATAAGTAATCATTTACGAATGCATCAATTAATATTTGTGTATCACATGAATTTTTGCTAACTCTATCATAGCCGATATATTTATCTATTAATATAAATTTACTACCCTGCGCAGTCGGATATACAATACCTAAAGTTTTTTGTTTGTTGTCACAAATCGAGTCGATACTTACTATAACATCTGAAGGATCTATAATTTCTCCGTGATTGATTTTATTGTTGGCTATAATAAGTGTAAATTTTTTGTCACCAATATTAGTCTTTGACGTGAAATTGTTCAACATGACAACCTGAGGACGATTTACTTGTCGGAAAGATAGATACTCGTTCGCACCATTAGTCGCGTCTGTTACATCTCCGGAGTACGCAATTTGTCGATCTTGACTGTAAAAAGCGTCGTTCCATCCTATTTTAGTTTGTATATCAATTGAACTTAGATCCAAATCTACCCTTCCTTCTTGATTGAACCAATTTATGCCGATTATTAATGACTTCGCGCTAAACTGTGTTCCAATGGGAAAAGGCCCAACAAAATTCTTCTCAGATGTCGGCAATGCTACTCTTGTTCCTTTAGACTGAACAAATGAGGAAGGTAACAGTTTTTTTAACTCATCTTTGCACATCTCTATATTTGCAGCTCTATCTCTTGTACACCACATCTTACCATTTCGGATTTGATAAACTTCAGGTTTTTTATGTTTCATCAAGTATTTGAGATGTTTCACAATTTCAAATCCGGTAGTAGGTTTATTGCTAGAAGGAATGAATTTTTTGTGATACACTTTTGATAATTTGCTTATCCGATTTATACACTTTTTCATAGATTCATGCGCTTTAATACTCAAAAAAATGATTTTAAAACGGTTGAAAATTTCTGCCATTTTTTTTACATCTTTTAACCATTTAATGAATTTGTCTCCATTAGCACATTTGATCTTATCACAAAGATCTTTGTTTTTAATCAAACTTGATGCGCGAAGCGCACGGGCATGGGCCTCTTGCGTCGCTTCGTTGCTCGTAACATCGCAACTTGATTTAATTGCGTCGTAAACTGCGCATTTTAAAATTTCCACTGGATCGTTTGGAATAGTTCCTGTACTAACGTACAATATCGTTTTAATGTCCCGATTTTGAACTTTATTCATTTCAACTAGGTTCACATCTATAATAGAAAATAACTGTTGAATAGTAGATTCTTTGAATGCTACTTTACTGTAGAGTATGTTCATTGCTTTACTTTTGATTTCGTCAACAGTCATTCCGAATATTATTCGAATAGGTACATTGACGGCACGGTCCACATTCGGCACGTAAATCACGCTGTTCACAGCAACATCAGAGAGTTGAACTGATAAATAATGAAATATTTGATCAACTGCTATCGACTCCCTGCTATTATTTATAATCTCACCCCAGGTTCTATAAAATGTTTTATTTAACACAACAGATTCATCAATTAAAACTTTACGAACACAACTTGACACGTTTTCTGGCGCTAGATAACCATTCTTAATTAAATCTTTATCAATTCTATCTATAGATTGACTAACAGGCACGCTATTAAAAATATTCAATGATGCTTTAATCAAATCAGTATTGTCCATTTTTTTTTAGCCCCGTCCGTGTATTTCCCAATTTCGAAAGGCGAGCAGTAAGTAAGCATATAATATCAGGAACTACTTTAGCCTTTCGAAATTAATAAGCGAGTGGTATCGTTTACAATTAAATAAGAGGTACCTCTTTTGCCTATTATATATATATTATATTTGATTCCTTAAATCATTTTCTAATTTAAAAATAGTAGTCATTTTGATTTAACTTTCTTATGTTATGAAAATGGATATGTTTAAAAATAATGTAGTAATTTTCGCAGTAGTGGTTATAACAGCTTTTACAATGATATGGGTGTTTCAGGATGTGAAGAAAGACAATTATACCGATATCCCTTCCCATTACGCGAAACTAGGAGAGGGGTATAACACCCAATTGTTCTCCCCTTGTATATCTCAAAGATGTGCTGGAGGGCCTTATATATACACCGATAACCCATATCTACAATCGGTGTGTAAAGGGGTGACAGACAAAGAGCTTGAGAAAGTAAGTTGTGGAAAAGGGTGTAAACTAGGTCCTCCCGTCGCATTCGAATATACGACATTGAGCAATGGAGCATGGGACAACGTTATGTGCAACAGTGCTACCGGCGACTGTGGATTTGCCAAGCGCAGATCATGTGGTTGTATCCCTCAGTCATCTTCCTCTTTGTGCGTACTGTAACCTCAAACCATCCCATAAACTTTCATGACTTTATGCAACTTTGCAAAATATATATGTCCATCAACGAATAATTTATAACTCGTTTAAACGAGTCATAAATTTTTAATAACAGATGAGAGTGATTCTAACTAATTCTCGTTTAATTTGATACAGAGATTTTTTATCCTCTTCGTCGACATGATCATATATTAAAGATCAGTCAAAAAGACGATAGCAGTTTATGAAAAGATCAAATATCATCGGACTCTTTATCGAGCCCTTTGGGAGCGCCTTCGGCGCACGTGGCGAAGCCACTCACTCGATAATGACGCCCATGAAAGTCAATTTTTTCACTAAACGGAAATTCATATTCCGCGGAATATGAATGAAAATTAAGCAGATATAAGTTATTCTACATTCAATTTTTCTTCATCAAGCTTTATAAACTCTTCAATCAACTCTTCTTCAGTCATGCTGACAAGCTCTATGTCATTCATCCTCACGTTAACATTACCCTTTTGGGTCTGAGTCTCTTTGAACCGTCCGAACAAATTTTTAGTGTTCGGCTGATACTCTAACTTCAGAATGACTTCCATCCTTTCAAACCGACGCTTTAATAAACCTATTCTCGTTGTGACATAAACATTTTGACCACATATAACATAGTATTGATATCTTTCATTTGCTTTGTTTTTCTTGATCAAAATGAACTGTTCCAGTCTATTGAGAGTCTTAACTTTAGGCACTCTGTCTTCGATAGATGTATTCAACTTGTCCTGAACAACAGCTAACTCGCCTTGTATATTGTCAAACTCGCCTTGAAAATCTTCGTTTTGACTTATCAATTGCTGATTTTGAGTAATCAAATTATCATTCTGGGTAATTAAATGATCATTTTGATTTTTGATATGTTGAATTACAGCTTCTTGACGTATCATCATTTGTTCTTGTTTTTGTCTTTCTAGTTTCATATCGGACATAGCAGCTTCAAGGCTTGTTATTTCGCTTTCGGCTTTTCGTTTATTGAAACATAGTGTATACTCAACGTAAAGTTTCATCAATTTTTCAAGATCTATGTAATACTGTCTGATTATATGCCCATTCTTAGTTTTGAGTTGCATAATAGCCATTTTAATGTTATCTGGTTCCATAATTAAAAATTTAGAATGTTGTACATTTGACGGTAGTAATGCTATCTCTTGCTGAATTGACGGATAATGATCAATTTCTGGGTCTTTACGAGTTAGTTCTTTATACTCAATGTTGTTATTCTTGAGCATTCTAATAAAATTTTTACGTTGCTCTTTTATCTCACCTTCATATCCAAACCATTCAAATACACCAGGGTGGAGGTGCACCCGAGTGTTTCCAACCATGACTTGCCAAAAGTAATCAAACATGACCATATTGAGCTTAAAGCCTGTTACTTCAATAAATTTACAAATATCTAATAAACAGTGTCCTTCAGCTAATGCTTTTATGATCATAGGGTTACTAGGGCCTTTAGGATCAATAACGACGCCCATGAAAGTAGTAGTGTTTTGAATTGACATTTTATTATTTTTAATATTTTGACCTTCTGAAAATCAATTTTTTCACTATTTGAGCATGAGAACTGTTTGGCTTAATCACCATCGTCTCCCAATAAACTTTCATGACTTTATGTCATGAAAGAAGAGTAATTTTAAATTAGTCCCTCTTCAAAGGAGTTTATTACGTCAAGAAGAAACATATATCAAAATTGAGCAATTATTGGATCTGATATTTTGGAAATGTAAATCTAGTTATGAAGAGGGAATAAGTAGAAAATGGAGCCTATATTAGCGATCAATCATAATAGATTTGTGATGAAAGTCCAGCACGCAGATTTGAACGAGCTGTACAAAGCTCATCGACTATCTTTTTGGTCACCGGAAGAAATTTCTTTTGACCAGGATTTAGAAGATTGGGATAATAAATTGAATGACAACGAAAAATTTTTCATCAAACACGTATTAGCGTTCTTTGCAGGCAGCGATGGGATTGTAAACGAGAATCTTGTCACTAACTTTCATAACGAAGTTCAATATCCAGAAGCCAGAGCTTTTTACACATTTCAAATCGCTATGGAAACGATTCATAGTGAAACATATCGCCTTCTGATTGAAACTTATGTTCGAAATCTGGATGAGCAAGAACACCTATTCGAAGCGATTCACAACTTTCCTGCTATCAAGAAAAAGGCTCAATGGGCTCTCAAATGGACCAATCCTACAAATGCATCTTTTGTTCAACGGCTTATCGCATTCGTGGCTGTAGAAGGAATCTTTTTCTCAGGATCTTTCTGTTCCATTTTCTGGCTTAAAAAGCGTGGACTTATGCCAGGATTGACATTTTCGAATGAACTCATATCACGTGATGAAGGATTGCACTGTGAATTCGCGATCAATTTGTACAAGAACCACATCGTCAATAAGCTAAACTGCGATGAGATAGAAAATATCTTATTGTCGGCATTGGATATCGAAAGAGAGTTTATACTCGAAGCTCTTCCTGTCAAACTGATTGGCATCAACGCTCAATCGATGATTCAGTATCTTGAATTTGTTACTAACAGATTGTTACTTCAGTTAGGATGTAACAAGAAATTCAACGCTTCAAACCCTTTTCCATTCATGGATATGATCAGTATGGAGGGTAAGACAAATTTTTTTGAAAAGAGAGTTAGCGAGTACAAGAAACTGTCTACCCACAATGAGAGTTTACGCTTTGATGAAGAATTTTAGACAGTACATTCTTTACAATCTTTGAATTTGTACAGAAGTATGAAACTAACCACCAATACCGCTACGCCGATAGATATCATTATGTACTTTTGATTTTGATAATCATTTTTAGTTGCCAGACCTGCCATTCCTGCTCCTGCGAGCGCTATAGGCACGGCCATACACATTCCGCAAAAGTCTTCTCGAACATCCATTAATTTTACTTCAAGATTATATTTATTTCTCAATGTCAAAAATGTGTCATGTTTGAAGCCTATTTAATTTTGAGACCTTTCAAGGTCTCAAAATTATTATTCTATGCTTATTTTTTTGACGGCTATGCATTCTGGAATCTGTTCCGCACCATGCCTTCTTCGAACAAAAAGTCATAATTGCTGTTTTTGTTTGTCAAAAAAAAATTATTGTCGTGCTTTATACCCAGGTTCATCGCCATGCAAAAGAAGACGCTGTCGCATAAAAAATTGATCTTAGAATTTTTGATCAGCTCCATATAATACGGCACCAGATGCCCTATTAACTTACTCGCCAATTCGTGTCTGTCAGTTCCCGGTTCGTAACAGTTGAAGTTTGGGTTCACAAAAAATATATCGTTTCTGCTCATGCCCATCTTTTGTTCCGCTTCCTCTATGGTAAACTGAACTCCTCTATCAGATGTATTGTGAATAAACGCGTAATGGGGTTCTTGATTCTTTACAAGCATATATAACTGCGTATACTCTTCTTTTTCAGGGATGTGGTAATAATTTCTGAAAATGCTTTCGTTGTAGTTAATCTGCTGGTAAAACGCCAATGGAGCTCTGTAAACATTAAAGCGGCTATACCAATTTCCTATCACAATGAGGGGGTGATTTCCAGTAATACTATCAAATATTTCTTTTTGATATACATCACAAGGAATGACAAAATTATCACAGTGGTAAAATGATATATCTGGATCATCTTCGTATAACAGTCTGAGATTTTCATAGTTTTTCTTCAAATAAAAAACTACTACTTTATCATAGTACGTGCTCAAATATCTAATAAGACCAATTGCAGTAATATGATCTCCAAGACCTAGATGAGTAAGAACAAATACCTTGGATTCATCTTTGTTTCGAGAACGATCTTGTTTCTTTATTTTGTTAATGACTTTAAGAATTCTATTAACGGCTTTTAAAAGAAGTTTAGGTCTTGGTTCGTTTTGACAAAGACATTTACATTCATCTTGGCATTTACAGCGACAATTTTGTTCACAGTGGCAAGTCTCTCGATAAGTGGTTTGTGTAAGTTTTTCAATCTCTCTATTTATCAACTGAAGTACTTTGTAATAGAACTGAGTGTTGGCCACATTGTCTGAATTTTCCATTTATTTTACTATGCCAAAATAAATGTTACAGTCAAATCGTTGCATCCACAACGTTGTTTACCTAATCCATAGACTGTCGTAATCGGGCGCCTCGTCGTAATTGAGGTTACATACGTGTTACGTTCAACTTTCGACTACTTTCTTTTCAGCGTTTATCCCTTCATTCATCATTTCGACCAATTCAGATTCGGATATATCAGCATTCGTTAACGTTAGCTTACACATGTTAAATTCAACCCCTTTTTGTTTCAATTCTTCTTTAATTCGCACGTAATAAGTTTTTGAATTTGGATGAAAAGGTAAATCTAATAATATTGTGACTTCTGGATATATACTTTTATAATAATGGCATTAAAACAACCTGTTGACTGACTATTACCATTGAAATTCTCCAAAGATTCCATTAATAAAAACTGTCTTTAATTTGTTTATAACAAACATTATTTAATGAGAGTGCCATTTTATATAGACTCTTCGAAATTCAACCCCTTTTTGTTTTCAATTCTTCTTTAATTCGCACATACTAATTTAATGGATAATGATTATGAATGAAATTAGTAATTTGGAATTGGACCCTTCGCGAAGCGGTCCTGTCCATAGGGTATATAAAGATTTAGAATTTAACTTTTGATCAAGAGTTTTGAATATTTGAAAATCCGACCGCGCCGTGCCCATGCAACTAGACTATGCAAAAACAGTGGTAAATGAAAAAATTGAATTCGGTTCTTCAGATTTATTGTAAAAATAAAATGTCATTGAACGATATATGTTATGAATTAATTAAAGACTCTTTCCATTATGGTACGTTTGGAGAGTTTACACTTGTGATTGACAAGAATACAGGCTGTTTTAACGCAACTAAACTATGCAAACAAGGAAACAAAGATTTTTCTGATTGGAGTTGCCTAAAAAGAGCAAAAGAATTAATCAAATTTTACCATAAAAGCCGCCCCCAGAATTCTGGGGGCGGCTTTTATGAAATAAAAGCCGATAATAAGCATGAATTAAACAAACAAATTACTGGTCAATATGTTCAGAAAGAATTTATTCTTGATATAGCATCTTGGATATCACCAGAATTTTACTTCAAATGCAGTCAAATAGTC